CACGCGCGCCGGAATGAGCACATCGACGCGCTGTGGGTTCTGCGAATTGCGCGCAACGGTCGTCCCAGCCTTGATCTCGGAGACCTTCTTCAGGTGGCGGTTTGCGTACTTGTCGAGCTTCGAGAAGACGAGCGCCTTGATCTGCTTCGGCTGCACGACGTTCGGGCCAGGCGTCGGCTCGCCTTCCTTCAGGTCATCGATGATCGTCGAACCACCGAATTGCGACGTGTAGTCGGCGAGCAGTTCATCCGACCAGCGATCGAGCACGCTGCGGAGATGCCGGTCGCGGGCGCGGTAGTCGAAGTTCGAGCCGTTCTTGTGCGCTGTCGTGATGGCGCGCGTGATGTACGTGCGCCCGTCGGTGGTCACGCCGATCGGGGTCACGCCGTTGTTCAGCGCGGTCTCGACCGAGCCCGACACGCCAGGAGTCGGCCATGCCGACTTGGTCGTCGGCGCGGGGATCTTCCAGAACTTGTCGGTCGGAATGCCACGGATCGACCCCTTGCCGAAGTCGCGGAAGTTGTACGACCACTCGAGCGTCTCGAAGACGGCAGCCGCAGCGGCGTACGTCGCCGCGAGCTCGCCTGCTGTGAGGTCGCTCTTGTAGAGCTGCGCGATCTCCGCGCGGACGGTGTTGATCGACGACGTCGCGGCGATGGTGGATGTCGCGGCCTGGGTTCCGACGCTCGCCGCCATGACCACTTGGCGAATGCCGATGAGCGGCGCGGATTGCGCGATGACCTGCGTGACGAGGTCGTCGTACGTCGTGCCGGACACGGACGTGTCTGGGCTGACGATGTAGTAGAAGCGAACGGGGTAGATTGTCGACAGCGCTGCGGTCCACGAATCCGCCGTGGCGCCCGAGGCGAGCGGCGTGGACACGTTGTTCGTGATCGTGGTCGTCGGGCTTCCGGAGATGATGCGCGCCCAGACTCGGATCTCGTTGCCGCGCGGGCCGGCCTGCTTCGATGTGATCGTGAGCGTCGCCGTGGCGAACGCCGCGGTGATCGGCCAGCTCGTCTTGTTGTTGATTGCGACGGCGAGGTTCGCGCCAATCGTCGCGATGAGCTGTCCCGACGCAATCGACAGGTCGACGTACTCGTCGCCCATGTAGAACCGCAGGACCGCGTCGGTGGCCGCAGTGTTGGCGATCGTGAACGTGAGCGTCGCAGCGACGCCGACCGACTCGGTCGGGAAAATCACGTAGACGGGCGGAGCAGTCACGCCGACGGTGGCAGCAAGGTCGAGCACCTTGCGGACGCGAAGCCACATGCGATGCGCCTCGCAGCCAGCGCCGCCGAGCGCGATCATGTCCGTCTCGTTCACGAGCGGAGTGTTCGTGTTCGGCCCGTACACCTCGGTGTCGACGGTGGCGCTGGCGGAGCCCGTCTTGTTGCCGATGATGAGGATCGCGTACGTCCCCGGGTCGCTACCGCCTGGACCTACGCCGAAGTTGATCTGGAGGTAATCGCCCGGCGTGGCGAAGGTCGACGGGACGCCAATGTTGATATCGGGCATCAGGAATCCTTCGCGTCAGATGGGGAACTGCCTGCGCCGCGCGTCGGCGCGGCCTTGGTGGTTTTCGGCGCTTCGACGAACGGCACGCCCGCCCAGTCCGCTGTCGCTTGGTCGAGCGGCACGGCCTCGCCGAGGCGGATGGCATTGCGCACGGCGCCCGTGACGCTGATGCCTTGCGAGCGGTGGTATGTGGTGTTGTGCTCGGCGTCGATCGGGTAGCAGAGCTCGAGGTTTTTCAACACGACGATGCCGTCGGGACGCTTCACGGAGTTCGCCTTGATGGCGGCGTGATCGGTGCGGCGGCCCAGGTATTCGACCTGCGCGCCGTCATGCGTGCCGCGGCCTGGCGCATGGACGAGTACGCCAGCGACCGCGCCCGCGCGGACGGTTTCGGGAGATGCCATGTGGAGTCTTTCGGGTCGCTGTTGACTAAAACGTGCGCCAGCCGTGCGGCTTCAGAAGCTCATCCATGCCGGCAAGCAACTCGGCAGGCGTCTGCGTCGCGTGAACGTTCGAGGAGATGACGTACTTGCCTGGAGCGTTCGGCGCGATCCTGAGGCCAGTGACCTCGTCTGCTGCGGTGCGCGGCGAGTCCTTGAAGAGCTTCATGACCTTCCACGCCTCGTCGAGACCGTCTTCGGTGTCGTACGAGATGGGGCCGATTCGGTATTCGATGGTGAAGTGGTCGTACAGAATCATCCGACGTCGCTCTTCGCTTGAAGCATCAAGAGGGGGTCGCGCTTCACCACGTCCGCTTGCGCCGCCGTGTGCGCGAACGAGAGGCCGCTGGCGAGCGTGAGGTGCGTCGTGTCGGGCACCGCCGAGACGATGGCCACTTCCTCGCGCGCCGTTCCTTCGCCAATGCGGACCGCGTCGAACTCGACGAAGCCTTCCGACGATGCGACCTGGAGCGACGTGGCGGCTGCCGATGCGTCGGCGGTCACGCGCGTCGTGAGGTCGGGCAGCGCCTGCTGCTTGACCGTGAGGTCGAGGCCTTGGAGGGGGGTGAGGCCCGTCGTGTTCGGTTCGGTCTGCTCGATGAGCTCAATCTCACCGAACACCGAATAGAAAATCGTGTCGGTCTGGTCGCCGATCTGGAAGGGGCCGTACTTCGCGCTCGTGCACTTGGCGGAGGAGATCTCGTTGTCACCGACGATGCGCTCGCCGTTGTTGAACAGCGGGTCGTAGCCTTGGTGCAGCGCGCCGTTGACGATGTTCACGACCGCGTGCAGCACGTGAGCGAACTTGTCCGCCCACTCGAGCGTCATCGGCGGCAGGCAGTAGCACCAGCCGAGCCGGTGCGCGTCCTGGCGCCAGTTCAGCGTGCGATTCGTGTGCTTCGACTCGTCCCGCCAAATGCCGAAGAGCGGGAAGGCGAGGCTGTCCGCCTTGGTGTGCTTGTCGGTCGGCTCGACGGAGAGCCGCTTCGCGATGTTCTTTCCGACGGGCATCGCGGGACGCATGGCGCCGGTGATGACCTTCGCGAGCTTCGTGTCGATCTCGAACGCGAGAAAGTCGATGAGCTTGCCGAGCGCAGGATCGCAGACCGATAGGAGCGACGCGCCGGAGACCTGCTCCGGCAGCGGGAACACCATGCTGCCGAACTGAAACGGCTGCGGGTCTGCCATGCGCTAGAACGACCGAGCGATTCGGTCGACGCCCTCTTGGGCGGACGTTTGCAATGCCACCTGGCCAGCCGCCATCGCGATCGCGACGAAAGGTCGCGGCTTCGTCCCTGGGTGATTCACCGCACGGCGAAACATCATGCCGCCGGCAAACTGGAACGCTAGCACCTTGGCGCGACGCGCCTCGATACGATGCGGCTTCGTGCCCTCGTCAATCCACTGCGCGTGCGGCGCGAAGTTCGAGACGGACCGCGTGTCCCTGTCCGGCCAGCCGGCGTGCCAGCTATCCTCGAGCGCCCCCGTGCGCCTCGTCGTCGCGCGCTCGATGGCTTCCCGAGCGGCATCGATTGCCGCCGAGCCCGCATCGACAAGCGCCTCGTGCGCGACCCCGTCGAGCTGCACGAGGTAGGCGCGAAGCGCGCGCTGGACACCGTCGACTTTGATTTCGACGCCGAGCATCAGAAGTCGCCGTTGTTGCTCGAACCGTCGGCGTCGTCGCTGATGGTTCGAGGTCCAGCGCTGTAGACGATGCCGCCCACGTTGCTCGGCTTCTTCTGGACCGTGTCGAAGGCGATCTGCCTGGCGCTCGCGTAGCGTTCGGCCATTTCGAAGGCGCCCTTGATGCGTGCTTGCCGCTCGCCCTCTTGCGCCTTGGCCCAGTACTCAGGCTTCCTGTCCCGCGAGTAGACGATCGCGAATTCGAGAGCGATCGCCCGAAGCGATTCGGGCGCTGGGTCGTCCGTGGTCGGCAGCGTCAGCGCCGGGTAGTTCCTCGCGATGTACGAGTAGACCTGGGTCTCCGCTCGCACCAGGACCGCTCGCACGGCGGCCTCGTTGACGTCGCCGGTTGCGGCCCCAGCGTCATCGAAGATCGCGACGACGGTCGCCGGTGACATCGCGTCTTCCAGATCGCGCCGCGTGAGAAGGGACGGCTCGGTCACGAGCTACTTCTTGGGCTTCGGCTGCGCAGCCGGGACAGGTTGCGCTTCCTCGGCGGCGGGTTCCTGCTCGTTCTTCTCGCCGACCGCCGAGATCGCGCCCGCTCTCAATAGGCTCGCGATCTCAGCCGGATCCGCCAGTTCCACGATCGATCCGGTCGCCCACGTCCGGCCGACGCCGTCCGAACCGTCGGGGCGAATGCCCTTGGTTCCAGCGTCGACCGTGACGTTCGTTTTGACTTCGAAGGCGCGCGCCATGTTTACTGGTGCGCGTTGATGATGAGCCCGCCGGCGTACACGCTGGTGGACACCTCGGCGTCGTTGTGCGTGACCACGACGAGCTTCGAGCCGCGCGCGCCGCGACGAGGATCGAAGTAGCTTCGAACGAGAAAGCCACCCTGGACCGTGCCGTCCGGAGCGCCGGAGTTGGCGCCCGTCCATCGGAAGGTCTTGAAGGTCGAGATGCTCTGGCCGTCCGACGGGACGCCGGGCTCGACGTGCAAGAGCGCGACGTGATCGCCCCACACGTACCCATAGCCACCGGATGTCTTCTTTTTCTGCCGACCGATGAGGAACGGCGGCAGACCGAGAAGCGCCGAGAGCTTGTCGCCAGCGATGCGCAGTTGGTCGCCCGCGTTGATTGTCCCGAGGGGCGGCGCGTCGATCTTCGACGCAACGTACTTCTGCACCGCGGCGTTCTGGAAGAAGTCGTGCCAGGTTCGCTCGCTGAGTGCGATGTGAGACACCGGCGTCAGCGACCCTTCGACCGCCGTCATGATGTCCTGAATCGGGTTCGACGCCGAGCCGCCGTTCCACTTCGCCGTCGCGCCGAGCGTGGTCGTGTACCCGCCCGTCCAGTTGGTCGAGGTGAGCGCAAGCGTCGCCACGCGAACCTCGCGACCGAGGTTGACGGCGTTCAGGCACCGCCGCATCGCGGCCTGCTCCACCTGGAGCGGCGAGTCCGCGTTCGCGGAGAGTTCGGTCGCCACAGCGGCCGACGCGCCGTAGCCGACGGTCGTGAAGCTCGAGCTCGAGAGGCGCGGAGAGATCTCCATCACCTGAGCGTTCGGGCCGACGACGAGGTCATCGACCTGCTGGAAGATGTCGTCCTTGTCCCAGGTGTAGTACTTGTTCGACGCCTTGTCGGACGGCACGAGGGGCGCGACCAGATCGGCGATGCCGTCCCACTGCCGATATCCGGCAGCGTAGTTGGCGAGTGCCGCATCGATGTGAACATCGGTTTGCCCGAGGTCCATCGTGATGAGCCGACCCGACTCGTCGGTCATAGTGCGGGTGTTGTTCGAGAGGTCGAGCGTCCAGACCTGATTGGTGTCTGCGTCTCGCACCTTGAGGAGAGCGGGTTGGCTCATGACGGATGTTTCCTTGGTTTGGGTAAACGAACCCGACAGCGAGCCAGCGGCGCGCGTCGTGGAGATTGGAGTGGAGCGGCCCTGCGCGGGCCGCTCGGCGAATCAGGCGTTCTTCGCCTGGCAGAGCAGCACGTTGACGCGATCGGTGGAGACGGCGTCCTGCAGCGCGATACCGAGCTGGTACTTGCCGGCGGTCTGCGGGAGCACCTTGCCAGCCGAGTCGGTCATCACGTAGGCAGTTGCGCCGGCCGAGGTGATGGTGGCCGACGCCGTGCAGTTCGCGACGCCTGTCACGATGACGCGGCCCATCTTGCCGTTCGGGATCGCTTCCGCGGTCACGCCGAACGCGCCGACGTCGCTGGCGGGGAGCTTGACGCTGAGTTGCCCGGTCACGTACGTGTCGAGAATGACGGCGATTCCCTCGGCGATGTCCGACCCGCTCGTGTTCTTGCAGGTCAGGGTGACGGTCGGGATCGTGCCGAGTTGATTGAGCTGAGCCATGGAGGTCTCCTAGAAAGCCGGTCGCTTGTTCGCGCGGCGCTGGTTGAAACGTTTGGAATGAAGTCGCCGCGCGCTTCGGCGCAGGCGGCGGGGTTCAGGCGACGACGCGGAGCCCGATCGCCTTGCGGACTTCGATGTACGCAAGCGCGGTTGCTTGCTCGATCGGCTTGCCCTCTTTCACGTACTTGTCCGTGAGGGCCTTCATGTCGGGGACGTCGCCTGCGCTCTTCACGATGGTGATGGGCGTCTCGCCGCCGTTGGCGCCGGGCCCCTTCGAACCGGTCGCGACATCACGGAGCAGGTGCGCCTGGGCGACGGCAATCTGCGGGTACTGCTTGCGGAACACCGCCGGCGCCGCCTTGAGAAAGGCGATGAGGTCCGCCTTGTTCTCTACGGCGATGCCCTTCGAGTCCTTGTAGGCGAGAATGGCCGAGTCAACCTCGTCCTCGATCGCCTTCTGGTCGCGCTTGTCGAGCTCTGCTTTCAGCGTCGCAATCTCCGTACCGAGTTCCCCGGTCTTGGTATGCGTCGCCTTCAACTGCGCGTCGGCTTCCTTGAGCGCAAACGTGAGGCGCTGGACCTCGGTCTGCGAGTCCTTCAGTTGCACGGTCAGCTCTTCGTTTGCTTTGTCGCTCATGGTCGGTTCCTCGACTTTGTCCGACATCTGCTGGTCGGAGTGGTATTCGACTTCGTGTTGATCCATGGCTGAGTCGATCATGTCGTCAACGACGTCGAACACGTCGTCCCACGTCGATCCCATGGCCGCGCCGACGAGGTCCCTCATCGGCATCATGTAATCGGCGAGCCGCACACCTTCGTGGCTCGACGTGTGATCGCCGCCTGCCGCGTCGAAGTGGTCGCGCAGCGCGCCGAGGTGCTCTTTGCACATCTTCGCCGTGGCCAGATCGGAGAGCCGGAGCGCCGAGCGCAGGCGAGGCATGTACTCGTTCGCCGAGTAGCACATCGCGCCGCCCTTCAACTGGACATCGGCCGGCGGGAGATCTTGCGTCTCTGTCGTCATCGTCTTGTCTTTCGCGGCGACCTGCTTCATTCCATCCAGGAAAGGCACATTCGTGAGGGCCGTGCTGGTCAGGCGCGCGCCGATCGGCTGCCCTGAATGCGAGTCCTTGCAACCGAACCGGATGGCAGGCGACAGGTAGCGGTAGTTCTTGCCGTCGATGTATTGCTTCGCGAGGTCGTTCCACTCGATGAGCCCCCAGAGCCCATCGGCGCGCATCTCGACCGACGTGATCCATCCCTGCGCAGGGGCGCCGAGGACCGGAATCGTCCCGTCGGACCCTCGGAGTTCGCTCGCGTGCTCGAAGTCGACCGGGACCTTCTTGTTCTCGCTCGCGTTGAAGTTGCGAACGATGTCGGAGAAGATCTTCGTGTCGAGTTCGAAGAAGGAGCCGTCTTTGAAGTAGCGCCCCGGCTTCGCGAGCTGGTTCCACTTGGGACCGTCGCCCGTCGCGTCTTTCAGTTCGAGCGCGAACAGTCCGGCGGGCGAATCGCCTTCGGTCATGTGGCGGACTTCGATGCGACCGCTGGTCGGGTGATCGATCGACAAGCGGAAGCCGCGCCCTCGCATCCGCATCGGCTTTTTCGGTTGCTCGCCAAAACTGTTCTGCGCCGCCTTGACGCGTCGCTTGATGGCGGCGTACTTGCCAGGCGACATCGAGCCTTTCTGCTGCTCGAGCCGCGCTGCGGCGTTGTCCGCGTGCGCCTTGTCGTGGATGGGGTACGCCTTGTTCGTCGGATCTGCGTACTGCGACGGCTTCAAGCGCTTGCGCTGTGGTGTCGTCAGTTCGCTCATGGTCTTGCGTTTCGCTGGAACGGATGGCACGTGGACGTCGTCGACGCCGAGATCGAGAAGCCGAGACGAAGCAACGAGCTTCGCTTCAACGTCGATCACGTCGAACTCTTCGCTGCACTGGCAATTGGGGTGGACCTCGCCAGGCTCTTCGCCGCTGGCGTACGTTCCGTAAAGCAACGCTTCCTTGCCGTCGTTCGCTGCGCATCGGGCGCACGGATCGCCCGCGGTAATCCAGCGACGGATGACGCGCTTGTCGTTCAGTTCAACGTCCGACAGCGACGAGCGAACGGTTTCGCGCTTGGCTTCGTTGAAGATCGCTGCCGATTCGGAGACGGCGATTCGGTCGAGCGCGTACTCGCTCGCCTCGACTGCTTGCTGCGCGCTTGCTGCGTCGCCGGCGTTTTGCGCCACGATCTTGGCGTAGTCGGCGGCTGCCGTATCGGCCCGGAGAGAGGCTTTGCCTGGGTCGAGCGCTACGTTCGCTGGCGTGACGCTTGCGCCGAGTCTTGCCGCGACGTCGCGAATCTGTGCGGCGGCAGCGTCGGCGCCCGTGCCCCATGCGGACTCAAGCGATTCGCGGGTAGCGTCTGCGACGCGCGTCCGCAGGCCGTGGATGTCGTCAGGCCGACCGAGAGTCTCCCACGCGACGACCGCTGCGGCGATCGGCCTCCTAAACCGACGCGCCTGCTCGTCGAGCTCCCTCTGGGCCTCTTCCGCTTTCGTGGCCACGGCAGAAGCAGCCATTCCTTTGCCACCATCAGTCCACCAAGAAGCCGTCGACGTGCACGAAGCCAGCGCCCGATGTGAACGCGCTTGTGACACGGTCGAAGCGCAGGATGTCTGCCGCCACGAGGACCACGCAGCTCGTCGTACCCGCCGACGCGAGAATCTTGGGGCCGAGCGTTCCCTTGTAAGGCGATCCGGTCGACACGAGCATCGCGGCAACGTCGCCGGATGCACCGCCAAGGATGTCGCCCTTGGTGCTGTACGCCGTATTCGCAGAACTGACGCCGATGGCGCTCGAGCTGCCGCCGGCAAAGGTCGTGGTGACCTCCCAGTAGCATCGAACGAGCGAAAGCTTCAGTCCCGACGGGACCGTGAAGAGCGTCGCCGCATCGGCAGTGCCGAATGCGATCGGCAGCTTGAGATGCACGGCTACCTGGCCGTAGTCGAGAATCGCCTGAGCGAGCGCCGGAGTGTAGTTGAGAAGGCTCTCTCGGTTGAAGTTCGGAACAAGCGTTGCGTCGCGGGCCATCTAGTCCTCTTTGGTGTCAGCGGCCTTGTTCGCGGCCTTGGGTTCTTGGGGTTTGGCGCCAGGCTTTCCGGCCGCGCCCTGCGCTGCGTCGCTGCTCCCGGCCATGCCAGGACCGCCTTCCGCGAACGGGTCGACGAGGTGCGGCGGCGGCATCAGCACTTCGCCGTTGCGGTATTGGTCGAGCGTTTGAATCTCGTACGGCTTCAACTGCGCCATCGGGTACAGCCGGCGCGGCTTCGTCTTCTCGCCCTTCTTGATCTGCTGCGGCACGAGAGCGACGCCGGCCTGCTCGCAGGTCTCGTCCGCGTCGACCTCGGCGCCCGCCTCCGCCGCCTTCACGGCCCGCTCCAGAATGGCGTCCGGGTCGGGTTCCTCGGTCGCGTGCACCGTGATGCGCGGCACGAGGTGTTCTGCCTCGGGGAAGTTCAGCCGAACGAGCCACTTGACGAGCCCGCGCTCCAGTGTGTCGGCCATGCTGGAGCTGTCCGACCGATAGAGCTCGTACGTGCCCTTCTTGCGCGTCTCCGTCGAGGAGCGCGACCCGTTCGGTCCAGCCTCGGTCGTGTCCGTCTGACCGAGAACGGCTTTGCTCATCTCTGCGTTGCAGAGCGCGACGAATTGCGCGTGCATGAGCTGACGTCCTGGAGCCGCCGAAGCAGGACCGAAGACGTCCACCTTCGTGGAGTCAGGCAGCGTCGCCGCTGCGAGGCTCCCTACGCCGAGCGCCTTCGTGGCGGCGTCGACCGCTTTGATGTCCTCGTCGTCGGCGCTACGCGGCTTGCCGTCGTCGCCCGTCGTGTAGTACCCGATCGTCCACGGCTTGCCGAACCGCTCGATGTACTGCGCGGCGCCCCTGGCGCCCATGAGCTTCAGCGCAGACCAGTAGGCGACTTCGCGTCCGAGCCCGTCACGTGTCGGGTAGTTCCCTCGGACGGCGGGCGCGTGAACGATGAACTTCCCCGGGAAGTCGTCGACCTTGACCCCGAAGAGCTGCGCCGTCGGGTCCGCCATCGCGTCCCAGCTCGACACCGAGCCTTGGTCCCAGATGCGGACCGCCCAGCTGAACGGGTCGGGGTAGGCGAGTCGACGGGAATGGATCCAGTGGAGCCTCGCCGGGTACCAACCGTCGTCATCCTTGCGCCAGTTGATCTCGGCGGCGCCTACGCCGTAGTAGAGGCCGCCCCACTGCAAGTAGGCGAGTGCCTGCTGCAGATCTGGAATCGCGTGGATGCGGTTGTCGACGTACTGCCGAATCTCTTCGGCCTTCGTCTCATCGTCACTTCCAGGCTCGGTCTTCGCCGCAATGACCTGGATGCGCCCGCCAGCGATGGCTTGGACGCGCTGGGCGACGACCGCGTAGCAATGCGGGTCCCGCTCGAGAAGCTCGTCGAGGAGGTCGCAGTACTCTCGGCGGTAGCCTGTGATGCACAGGCGAAAAACGCTCGAGATGTACGCGAGTGAAACGTTGCTGCCGAGGATCGTCGGCGAGCGGTCGATGACCGGGTACGGCGCAATCGGCGCTCGATCGGCCGACGGATCAGGATCGGCTTGTCGCTCGGCAACCTTCGCGGTCGCGTCGGCAGATACGCGAGGGTCCAGCGCGACCGGCTTGGTCTTGTTGGCGCGAGGGCTAAACGGCCACATTCGTCGCCTTTGCGCTGATGTTGGTTGTCACGGCTCTACGCGTTCGGCACAGCCGTGTGCCGAATCTAGCGGCTAATCGCCACGTCGAGCGGCGACGATGTCCAACTGTCGTTGCAAATCACCCACCTGCGCACGAAGCGCATCAATCGCAGCGCCCATGTTTTCGATGACACCCAACAGGACGATGGTCTCGTTGCCGCATTCTAGCTTTCGATGCTTCGCGCCAGTGACGACGTGGACGTCGGGAAACTTGTTTCTCGGATTCGAGCACGCCGAGTACGCTTGCCAATAAAGGCCGCGAACTGTGTCAGTCAGCTGCGGGTAGCTTGCTGTAGAGCCGAGCGCTTCTTCCAACAGTCTGCTCATAGTTCAGCCCATGCCGACGCCGGCAGAATCGATATCAGTCGTGTGGACGCTCGGTCGGTAGCCACCCGCGCCTCTCGCGCCGCCAGACGCGCCACCCGATAACCCGATGAGCGCCGCCCATCCGCGGTCCAAGTGGCCTTTGCTCGCGTCACGCGGCGTCGTGAACGTCAGATGCCCGCCGACGCCAGGACGCGTCTTCAGCTGCGCGAGTTCCAGCATCAGGGCGCGGTGGCCATTGTCGTCGCCGCCGCAGTCCGTGCCCGTGTAGAGACGGAGCGTGTCGCGCTCAAGCGCGCGCTTCGCTGTCGAGGCGTACTTCTCTTGGTCGACCGGCATCATGCCGACGCCCGTGACTTTGATCGCCTTGTTCCCAGCGAGTCGGTTCTGGAGCATCGTCACAAGGTCGAGCCCCATGACGCCGCGGTCGATGCGCACCGTCCCCGGAGCGTTTCGGATCCACTTCGACAGGCGATCCGCCTGCGACTCCATGTCGAGGTCGTTGAAGGCGACGACGCCCGTCATCCAGCGCTCGTCGTCGAGGCAACGCCACTGGACGCACGCCGTGAAGTCGCGCCCTCTGCCGCCGCCGACGTCGATGCCGTAGCTGATAGGGGCGCGCTCCCATCCAAGAGGGAGGTCGTCGCGGCAACAGTCGCGAAGCTTCTCCGCGGGGAAGAAGGAATCTCCCCCGCGCATCCACCTGCACAAATACTCCGTTTCGATAAGCTCGGGGATGCCGAGCTCGGCGAATGCGCGCTGGACGTCGATCGGAAAGCCAGCGGCTACGGCCTCGTGAATGTTGACGGAATAGCGACCGAACGGGAACGCAGTGTCCGTACAGAGACGATGCGCGAGCGAGCCCGACTCCCACGGGGTCGTGACGAGCAGTCCAGGCAGACCCGTCGGGTACTTCAGGTTCGGGTCGGTAACGCTCTTCAGCGCCGCCCAGCAGCTTTCGAATTGCCGCCAGAATGCGATCTCGTCCGCGAGAACCGCTGCCGTGTTCCCGCGAATCGCCTTGTCGCTGCACGCTAGCGCCTCGATCTGGCGTCCGTTCTTCAGCTTGATGGTCGTCGCCAGCGGCTCGCAGTCGAACTCGGGCCCGGCGCGGCCAAGGTCCTCAAGAGCGTCCGCCACCTCTCGCAAGAGGCGCTTCGAGCTCGTGAAGTCTTTCGAGACGACAATGACGTCGACGGGCTCGCGACGAATCGCGCTGCCGTCGTCGCGCAGTTCGAACCCGGCGGCCCACAGGGCCCCGCGGTATGCTGCGGCTACCGACCCGCCAATGCGACGGCTCTTGACGAACGCGTCGATGCGCGCCCGGTCCTGGCCGCTTTCAAGTTTTTCGTACCAAGGCGCCGTTACGACCGCCTTCTGGTACGTCGTCAGAACCTTCGGCGTGACCGTTGGTCGTGCCGTTTGCTTTGCCATTCAGAGTCTTCGGCTCATGCCCCGCGAGCAGTGCGCCGAACACCGGCGATGCGACCACCTGCCCCACCTGCACCAGCGTGGTCAATCGTTGCTTGTCCTCTTCCGGCTCGGCAAGCCCGGCAAACTTCAGGAGCTTCTCGGAAGCGTTGACGGCGGCGTTCTTGTCGCCTGGGATTGCCGAGCCGGCCCCCTTCATCGCGACCGTCGACAGCGTGTTCAGCGCCGTGATGGCGTAGAGCCCGCCCATGTCGCGGGCCACCTCGCGAATCATTCGGCTCGCGTCGCGCGAGTACCCGCGAATCGTCGGCTCCGCGAGCCCCCATCGCGCCGACAGAATCTCCTGCAGAACTCCCGTTGTCTCGGGCGTCCAGACGTCGGAGACCATCAGCTCGCGAATGTAGGCGATACGCTCGTCGGCCGTGTCAAGCGCCGGATGCTCAAGCGAGCGGGCGTATGCGCGCGCAGGAGTTGATCGGCGCTGTGGATGCTCCGGCTCTGACGCCTCTTCCTCAACATCAGCGACGGCTACTTGCCGATGTCGACTCGCTGACATTGTTCACTCCGCTCGCTTCGACACAGCTGACACTCGCGTCTACCGATTTACTGTTCGCTCTCGGCAAACTTCACTTGACACATCTGCGTAATGGCCCTGATCTGGGATCGCG